CCTTCATATTTTCCAGAGTAGAAGCACATATCTTTGATTGCTTCAATTCCAGGATAACTTATATGGTCTGCCTTGAAACTACGAGGAAGATTAATTAAAATTAATTCCGGAGTATCATGGTTAGTAGATTTATATTCTACGATTCCATTTTTCATATCAGCAGATTTGCCCCCGAGCATAATAGCACCATATTTTGCACAAAGTAATTTACAAAAACTGGTTTTGCCAGTTCCACCATTATCATCCTTGAACCAGTAAATATCCCTGTCATCTGGTTCTCCTTTAATGATATCTAAGATTATTTTTTGAAATTTATATAACTTAGATTCATCTAATAATTTAAGAGGTTTAGGAATTTTTAAATTCTGACATTCGTAAATATTATCCTTAGAACAATATTTAATATTTTCAATTTCACTGCCTCTGGCAGATTCAATATGTAGCCGGTCATTAATTTTTTTAATAGCAGAAAAACGAGTTTTTTTCTCAAAATTAATATAAATCTGTAAATGCGGAGTTCCACTCTCGCCAACTTCCTTTCCAATTATCCATTTATTAGAACTATTGGAACTAAAAGAATCAATCAAATTAAAATACTCAGAATCTGAGTAGTTGTTTAGGGTTAAACACCAACGTTTTTTTGGTGATTCTTGTTTAGGGGGTGGTTTAGTATTACCCACCCCCCTGGCACTATTGGCACTATTAGCCAACATTAATTTAGCCTGATGCATCGCCCATTCAGAAGAAGACATTATAATATATAAAATAAATTAATCTTTAAGTAATTTTTCCAAAATTATTTTCTATGCCATATTATAAAAAGTATGGGAGCAGTTCAATCAAAACACTATGGTTCATCCACAAGGTCAAGCACACGCGGTCGTAAACTCGCTGGTAGACGCGGGAAACGTAATTACAAGAAAACTGGAGTTCAAAATAAATTCAAACTCCGTAGGCCTTTATCTAGACAAGTTAAGCAAATCGCACCGATTGCCGAAACTAAGAAATATACTTGGTATAAAGGTGACGAACGCCTTGGCACTTTAGAGTCCCAAGGAATTAGAGAGTTCTTTGTCAACAATTCAGTTAACACTGCAACTTTTCTACCCGTGCACTCTTTTCTGTTTATGAAAAGGAATTTAGTAGCACCATCTTTGCCTGGTTCAGTTATGGGTAAAGATATTTTCAGTAAATATTTAAGTATGAAAATAGAAGTATTATATCCTCAAGCACGTTATGGTCCTATTAAGGGAGCACGTCCACTTGAAATCGTTTATGGATTTACGTGCCCTATAAATTTAAGTAATAAGACATCTCCAAATGATGCCGAACCAACCTATTCAGATATAGAAACACATATTACCGAACAAGTAGATGAAGATTTCGATGAATCGACAGATCTCATGGAATTTAAAGACGCAAAACGTCGTTCCTATAACATTTTAGGTAGAATCAAATGTAGACCAGATAGACGCCATTTAATAACTGGTCCTATCGCTAATGCTGAAAGCGGTACAGCTCTATCTACTAATGCTGACACTCCATCAAAGGTATATACAATTAACTTTCCTATGATGAAAAAAGTTCGTATGGAACAATCAAACAATTTAGGTGATGGTGGCGAAGGTCCTACAACTGACCCGTTCATCTATCCTAATCAAGCATATCTCCCATTTGTCCTATTATACAATAAAGACAAGGACGCCTATGAAGATAACACAGCAGCAATAACAAACGCTAGTGGAGTACAAGTGGCTGCAGCAGAAGAACATCAAATTAGAATAAGATATAAGTCTTGCCATTGGTTCAATGACTTTTAAATAGACAACGTCGTAAGACGCAGTTAGCTATAATTTTTAATCCATGAGGACAAAAACAACAACGTTGTTTTTTTTCACATTTATTTTCAAAAAAAGAATACCTAAAATAAAAAAATTTAGATTTTATAAAATATTTCTATAAATTAAAAAAAATCAAGATGTAATTAAGACGTATCTTCAACACCTTTTTTATAAAACCAGTAATCCTCATCAATATCATATATATTCCATCTATCCTTGGATAACTTATTAATATCCGGAAGTTCATTAGAAAAAATAAAAATATGAGGACAATTTCCAACAACCATTCCACCTTCATATTTTCCAGAGTAGAAGCACATATCTTTGATTGCTTCAATTCCAGGATAACTTATATGGTCTGCCTTGAAACTACGAGGAAGATTAATTAAAATTAATTCCGGAGTATCATGGTTA